CTCGAGGGTCTTCTGCATCGGCGTGCCTTGATTGGCCGGCCGTGTGTAGCAGATCGAGAGAGAGAGTGTGTTCTAGTGCTCGTTCCGAGTACTGATCCCAATCTAATAAGGAGCTCTAAGATGTCACGCACAAGAACTCGTGGTGCCATAACCCCCTCAAGTTATGAATGGTATAGCAAACAGAACACTTGCGGTGCAAGTTTTCTGCTCGGCGGTACCGTTCAAACTTTAGGGTCTGGCACTTTCGAGACTATGACTGATGAAGTCATCCCCGGCTTTTCGAAGCGTAAGTCGGAGGGTGAAGTTTTCTTCAACCCAATGACCCATGTTTCTACAACCGGAGTGCGCGTAGACGGGGGATACCATCATAACCGTCAGATGACAGGCGCCGGATGCAGCGGTACGAGTTACTTTGAGAGCAAAAACTCACCAAGTAATCCGGACTACTGGTACGGCTATCTGTTACAAAACGGAAATATGGCTTTCCCCTACCCGAAGAATATTCTTCCTTCGGATCGTCTTAGTGATCTTATATCCGAGGTCTCCTCTGGCGTTTTGTCTGCGCGTGGCCGTTCTACGAACGATCTAACGCAAACTTTCGCCGAGATGGACCAAAGTCTTCGCTTGGTTCCTGGATTATGTACCGATCTATATAACCTGATTGACAAAACTTCTAAAAGGAGCAATGTCAAAACGGCTGCGTCAGTTTATCTGGCGTATAGGTACGGTGCGCGTCCACTCATGCAGGACATTAACGGTGTATTAGAGGGTGTTAAGAAAGCTCTTGGTCGAACTCGTACCACCACTCGCCGTCAGGCGAAATGGAGTACGCAGGAGACGTCAAAGACCACTTTTGTGGCCGCTCAAGGAACCTTCAACTTTGACATAGTCTCACGTGCTGTGATGACTGTCAGAGGGATGTCCTTGGACGAATACAATGCTACTACGGCCCTTAACATCGGCTTTAGTATCAAGAACTTACTCGCTTTACCTTACGAGTTGGTTCCGTATTCGTTTGTCGCAGATAATTTTGCGAACATCGGTGACGTTCTCGGGCAGTATTTGCCCTCGCCAGAGTTTACTCAACTAGGATCATCTCTTGTGGTTCGTACTGAGGAGGAAACGTCTTTGATCGCTCGTGGCTGTACGCCGTCTGCGACTTATACGATTCCTTCCCAGGAAACTGGTACATATATATGTACTCGTAGTTCGACTCACAGGAGTTCCGGGTTGTCGGCCGGCTCTGTTGTTTGGCGAAGTGATTTTCACCTCGACAATATACAGAAAGCAGCTGATTACCTTTCATTAATAGCCGTTAAGATCAGAATTCCCACGCTAAACGTTGCTGTAAGAGATTACAACAGGGTAAAGCGTGTTCTAAATTCTGCTCGTCGCGGTTTCTTAACTTATACGGAGTAATCCATATGTCTCTCACTATCAATGCAAAAACCTTCGCTTCTGATACCGCTATTTCGCGGGATCAGTTCCAGTACTTCGGACCGGTCAAGACTACTACGGTTAAGGATGATCTCATCCTCGGCCGTACTGATCCAAAACCTACTCCGGTGTTTTCTGGTGTCGCGAAGTGCAACGTTCGTTATGCTAAAACCCTGACGCTTACCGGTGCTTTGACTCCCTCTTGGGATATCATTCACAACGGTAGTACGTCGGTGCCTCTGGGCGCCAGCGACGCTGATATTGATACTTTTGCAACCGACCTGGCTGCGTATTACGCATCCGCGGATTTCAAGAATCAATTGAAGAAGCGCAAGATCGTCTTTTAATTAGGACGGTCCTGTGAACATTCAGATTCTTGTTTTCTACCTGTCGCTTATAGCGGCAGTTGTGTCGATTGTCCACGCTTCCATTAATGGAAGCGTGGCTCGCCAAACTTTAGGAGATCGTTATGAAATCCGTCAAGCTGACGAAAAAGTACCACCAGCATCGTCAAGCATTATCCAAGAACTCTTGGATAAACTACCGTAAATTACTCGGTAGGCTTGTAAAAGACCTAAGCTTTCCAATGAAAGATCAACTACTAGGCGCTTTACGCGCCCAGCAAGTTGATCGATTGTTGGAAATCGCTGATTCTTTGTCGTCACAGAAGTATGACGATGCCACGCAACATTTCGTGGGGAATCAGGTTGCTTACTTAATAAAGAAGTATCCTTTTCCGTCTAACTTGGGTTCTTTCGACCCCAAGAAAGCGGCATTGGAGAAATTTGTGTCTGCTGAGCTTAAATGCGCTCAAACGAACGTAAATTTCAAGGAGCGAACTTTTAAAAGAAGTTCTACTCACAGTGAGCTTCACAATATGAGATGTTTCATCTCGTACGTGATTGGGAATAAACCCCCCTCCCTGTCTTCTCTTTACAAAGTATGTGACTTTGGTCCTGGCGCGTCCATAGGGGTTGGCGGTAATGCTACCAATTTGAAGCGAAAGATTGCTTCTGATTGGTCCGTTACCCCTAGCGCTTTAGCATACGGCTATGCAGCCTTTGTGCATGATTGGAACCTCCTCAAATCTTTTAAAGGAAATGAGGACGCGTCGATCCTTGGTCTCGACCCCGAAGTACTATGGGCTCGATACAAAGAAACGTGCACTATTGCTAATTACAACAAAATTGCCTTTGTTCCCAAGACTACGAAAGTGCATCGCACTATTGCAGTCGAACCATTGATCAATGGCTATCTTCAGAAGGGTGTTGATCACCTGCTTCGCCAGTTTCTTAAGCGAATCAGAATCGACCTCTCTGATCAATCCATTAATCAGACCATGGCCCTTTGGGGATCACAGTCTGATCACGATCCGGACGGTTGGGTTACCATCGATTTATCGAGTGCTAGTGATAGCATCGCTAAATCTTTAGTAGCCGACGTCCTCCCCCCCGATTGGTTCTATTTATTAGACCAGTTGCGGAGTCAGAACTACTCGCTGGATGGAGAAATCCGTCCGTACGAGAAGTTCTGTTCTATGGGGAATGGTTTTTGTTTTCCACTTGAAACGTTATTATTCGTAGCCGCTGCTCATGCGTGCGACTGTGGCCACCCTGGACGTGATTTTCACGTTTATGGTGACGACATTATCGTACGCAAAAGCACTGCAAACCGGTTAATCGATTTTCTCGATGACATCGGCTTTACTACGAATCCTGATAAGACCTTTCTTTCCGGTCCGTTCAGGGAATCTTGTGGGAACGATTGGTACGAAGGGCGTGATGTACGCCCTTTCATACTTGACTTTGCTCTGGATTCTATCCCGAACTTATTCAAGTTCCTAAATCTCAGTCGAAGATCTCGCGTTTGCGAGCTCTTCTTTGAGGATGTCAGACCATTTATTATGGATCTGATTCCTCCTCAGTACCGTTTCCTCAGACCCCAAAAGGGTCCTGCGGATACCGGCATTGATGCTGAGCTTGACGAATTCATGCAATCCCGCTATGCACACTGGAACTCTAGTTTGCAGAGATGGGGTTGGTATGAATTATTGTCGACTCCTATCGAAGATCGAGAGGAGTTAAGGAGAGAGCAATCTGCTCTCATGATAGCGCTACTCCGCGGTGCATCTGCGGATGGAGCGTTTACGTATCGTCGTAAGACGAGAACAACCGTAGTAAAAGTACCTACGGGTCCAACCCGTCGTAAGATGGGTTGGGGCGCCGTGTCAGTGACACGGTCATCAGAGCTAGACGCCTAGGCTTCTAGTAACTGATATGGGGGTCTTTCGACCTTAA